CAAAACCAACATCTAAGTTTCTAGCTACTGCTGGGTTCGGATTTGTCCACTCAAGTACCTTAATCTGAGCCATTTAGGCCTCCTAACTAATTTTATTTATATTTACATGACATATTTTACATAGCCATATAACGGATAATCTTTTTCTATAATCTGCATGATGTGCCTCAATCCTATGTGTTGAGTTACAAATTTCACAGTTTTCTTTTGGAATGAGTTTTCCAGCTCTAACGGCATTATCCACAGCAATGTGTGCAAGAACTTTTTCTCTATTTTCTTGCTTCCATTTCTTTGTGGATCTTCTATGACACTCTTTCCCTTTTTCGGTAGATAACCAATTTTTTTTTCTAACAGAAATAGTTTCTCTATTATTGAGATGAAATTCAGAATTTTGTTTCTTCCTTCTTTCAACCCAAATTGGATCATTTTTACGACGTTCTCTATCCATAAGCAAACGACAATGTTTACAAATTCCATTGTAACCATCTTTAGTCTTCTTATCTTTATAGAAACCATCATAATTTTTATCTTCCTTACATTTACTGCAAACTTTCATCTTATCACTCCCATTGTTGGTTGGCAATAAGATATCAAAACACAGACATAAAGTCAAATTATCGTAACTCACTCATTATGAATGGGTTGCCTCTAGCACCGCCATAAATGAATCATTGAGTATACGTGACACATAGGGGTGGCTCCAGCCCACACTACCTCTTTGGTGTAGAGGGTCAGCGGATCCAGCAGAACCTAATGGTTCAACGTAGAATTCTCCAGTTTCTGCACCAAGGTGAACAGCAGCATAAGCTTCTTTACCGATGATAAAGTTATTGTATACAGCAGGGGAAGCGGAAGTTACGCTACCAACTGATGTATAGAGCCATCTAACGTTACCAGTAGCACCCCATTCTGAATCTAGAACGGACTGTTGGTTAGGATAGTTAGCAGAGTGTACAAAGTTAGCAACTGCTTCTAGATCATCTAGGAGAGCAGTATCGATGTAACCCCAAAAAGCTGGTCTTACTGGTGTTGTACCGAACGCATTACGGCCGACGACTACTTCAGAGATCATTTCAGCATCATTAGATAGAAGTGTTTGAACTGCTGAGTCGATGTCGGCTTTGGTTAACTCTGTTGGCGTGTTTCCGTTAACACCGTTAGAACACTGGAGAACGGTTGTGCATGAAGCTAAAACGTCTCTAGTGATTTCGTCAAGTGTTTGAGCCAAGTTTTGAGCAAGTAGACGAGCGGATTCGTTAAGAACCTGATCTTCTACTGTCAGCATGACTTGGTTAGTAATGGTAACAAAGTTACCATAAAAGGAAACTTGAGCTTTGATATCAGTTGCGGAAAGAGGAGCACCCGGGGGAGTGATACCATCTTGCAATGGTACCGGAACAGTATTCAAACGAGCATATCGTCTAAATACGATTCTGTCACCCATCTTTTGTGGAAGTACTCTTTTTTGAGCAAATTTGAGATGTATCAGCTGTGGATAAGCTGTCATAAGCAAGAGTCTATCATAGTAGTCTCTTACTGCTGGAGGTAATACGGCGGTTGTTGTAACGTTAGCCATGTTTTAATTCCTTAGAAATACCCTAGGTTTTTGTTGGCAATAGCCTTAAACTCATCATCGGACATGCTTTTATAACTTTTAGCTGCTGATATTGCTGAAGACTGACCAATTGAGGATAGATTTCCGGCACGCTGAGAGTTTTGCAAAATACGCTCAGCGTCCTCGTTCCTCTTACTCTGCGAATTGGCTTTCTTATATCCGTCAGAATTCTTTGCTAAATAATATGCAAGTTCAAAATCTTGTGTTGATTGAAGAGTTTTTTGTAAACCCGGATTTGTTTTTAACACCTCTGGAAGATATTTAGTGATGACATCTTGATAATCAGGGTGCTGTTGCGTCATCTTAAGCTCTGCAATAGACATAGCCATATTTTGTTGCATCTGCTGAAGATGTTTCTTAGCCTCTCCTACCGTCAAAACATCGTCGTCACTCATGAGATCGATTTTCTCTTGAGGAGGAGCTTTGTTCTGGGTAGCAGCAGCTAGAATAGCAAACTGATCATTAAGATTTTTAACTTGATCTTCGAGACGTTGACGTTCAGCACGTTCAGCTTTAAGAGCATCCAGTGGTACATACTGCTCTTGCTGTGGTGTGTCTGAAACAACTTCTGAAGGAGCGGCGGCCTCGTAATTTTCGCCCGATTCTATTGGATTCATTCTTATCCTTTGACGCCCGTGTGACGGCGGCTCATTGTGTTATGTAAGCATTGGGTATGCTTGTAGTCTCTGTTATAATGTCATTTGTTCTTTCAACTCCATAAATCTGGAGTTGATCATGGTCAAATGGTGCTTGAGGCATATTAACCTCCCATGAGATAGTGCCTGTGCTATTATCGACCTCACCAATAATCATACCAACCATAGAGCGAGGTTTTACTCCGTATGGTTTGATATGCTTTGTAAGTATCGGTTTATTATCGATAGTATTCTTCGAAGGCTTTGCAAAAACAACAATCCAATACTTATCTTTACGATCTTTATTCGCATAGATAATATCTTGAATGCGTTTTTCATCATCTCCGATAATGGCATCTCTAGTTTCACCTATTTGCTGAACCATAATTAATACTTATAATCAAATGCTTGTGATGGATAACCACGAGAATTATCAGGTTCCCATTGCATTCTGCCCATATCATATTTTTGAGCAGCTACTGGATTGCATTTTCTAGGTGTAGAAGCTTGCATTCCATCTTTCAATTTACCACTAACTTTGTACATATCGTTTGCACGACCATACATTGCTTTTTTTTCCATTTTAAACTCCTGGAATATTGCTTGCCTGAAGTTCAGGCGAATTTGGCATTGCCTCTGGCTGAGGAAATGCGGAATTTAACTTTTCAGATTGCTCAGTAACCATAATATCTTCAGCTTTACTCTCTTGTTCTTCCTTTTTATTCATGTCATTGAACATCTGAACGATTTGTGCAAATTTCATAATTCTGTCATCATCCATCGATTCTAGTTCTTTCATCGTTCTAGCTCTATCAAGAGAAGCTTGAGCCCTATTTTGGATGGCCTCCGCCGCTCTTTCCTCAGACAAGCCCATGTTAGCTATAGAACGAGTAAATCTTTCTTTAGAAAGTGCAATATCAGAGATAGCTTTTGCTTGGAATGCCTGAGCTTGCATCTGCATTTGTTGTTGTTGAACCTGTTGGGCTTGTTGAGCCTGCTGTGCCATTTGTTTTTCTTGTTCTGCGATCTCAGCGTTAAATTCGGACTTACCTTGGATAGGAGCAGCTTTTGCCAACATTTCTCCAGTAACAGGTACACCAAGTTGTTTGAGATCAACTAGCTGACGGAAGTATATTTGACGCTGACTATCTGTTAATAAACCTTCTTGTATTGTGATGTCATACTTTGTGAAATCTTTACTGTAGAATTGTTGTGAAGGCTCTTCATTGATAATGCGTTTAACCTTCGAAGCAGTCCATGTTTGAATTAGTTTAACAACTTTTTTAGATAATGACTTTTGAGAAAGCCTTAAATAATCCATTACATCTTGCAGATTTGTTATTGTTGATCCCTGTCTTAGCATCATCATGACACCAGAATCATTTGCATTTTCAGCTACGCCAAAGGCTGAATCGTTAAGACCACAGATTTCCATCATATCCTTATCAAATAACTCTTGTAGTTGGAAAGTAGAAGGAGGAATTTGAGCAGGTGGAATCTTTTCAAGAGCATCGGGTTGGGCGTCTTCACGTTTCCATACGACCTTACCTTGAGATGTTTGAAATAAAGAGTTAGGATTTATAACACTATTCTCTTTGGCAATCCATCCTGAATTGATTTGTGAATCAATGATGTCAATCATCTGAGAACGGCGTCGATTAGCTTCACGCTGAGGGTCTATCATGCAACGAGTAAGGGATTGGATTTTTAATCCCCATTCATCGGATTCAGGCTCCCAAATTGCATAGAATGGAACGAACGGATACTCATCAAGACCGAAGGGATTCTCTTCCGTCTTCATAACTTTACCATTCAAAATAATGTTCATTTCAATGTATCGTTTTTGACGTGAAATCATTTTAAGCTGTGGATATTGACTCATGAAGAAGTCGATGTCTTCTTTTGGTAAGTCAAATTCAATCATCTCACCTGTTTCAGTATCGACCAGGACGGGAACATCTTTCCAGCGTTGTCTATAGAATTCATTGTACGCCATCATAGTCTGACCACCAGGATTGCGTTGATATGGTAACCATGTGAACTTATCATCACGTTCCCAGCCTATGCGATACATCTCATAGACTTCTTTTTTATGCTCTGGAAGTAGACTTTGAACTTGTTGGTAGTTTAGATATTTCCTACGCTGGATATATTCACAATCAGATAAATCCATATTTGTAAAATAAGGATCTGTTATAAAATTATTATAACATTCTCTACGGAGTTTGATGTCACCATTAACAGGATCGTCTCGATAGTCTACCCATAATGATGCCATGTTCCAGCCAGTCTTCAAAGCTCCAGCAAAACAATCTGAGATGATATTGTAGCCATCATTAGCCTGCATAACAAAGAGTAAAAGCTTTGATAGCTGATCAGCGGTTAATTGATCTGAATTCTCTACAGGAGATACTACGGATGATAGTCTATTCTTCCTTTGATAACCAGAAACCATGTTGATATTTCGTCGAATTCGATTAAACACAAACTGATTGCGATTTTGAAGGAATAATTCTCTTTTTTCTTCATTACTCCATTGGTCTCCTAAATAAAAGCGAAGATCCCTTTCTGCCAATGGAAAGAAAGCGTTCCAGCAGGCATATGCCCACTCATAACATTGGTCAAAATCCTGTATGATATCTTGATCAGACATATTACTTCTTAAATTTACGTAGTGTTTCAGCAAGAATAGCCCTCTTCGCTACCTTGCCACCCTCTTTCTCTGCCTGTTTTAGCTTTTTCATTGGGATTTTCTCACCTTTTGGCACACCTAAGTCTTTATGCAAAGCTCCTGGTTTTTTTACCGCTTCTTGAATCCAAAACTTTTTTGACTTAGCCATCATAACTCCAATGTAAACTCTAATTTTAATTTACATTAAATTTTTATTTTATACCATACTTTTCAACTTCAACAATCTTCTCAATAAGCCACTTTGTGACTAGTTTTTTTACAGTCATGTTGTGAATGGCAGCAATAGCTTTTACCTGACAAAAAATCTCAACAGGAACGTCAATTGTAAGCCTCTTATCTTCTGATCTCTTCATGTCCGCAAATCCGTATAAGCACATACCATATAAAATTAAATATTTAATTAGCAATATAAATGTTAAATTTGAATTTAACAAGGAGGCCAATATGGCATTAATCCCAAAAAGTCCAGGCTTAGAAAGAGCCTTAAATGATGTATTCCCTTCACCTATTATTGCTGCAAGAGCACCAGGTGCGACGGATAAAAAATATAACCTAGGTCAAATCTGGTTAAACACAGCAGCAGGAACTAGTTACATTTTAAACCAAATCACGGCAGGTTCTGCTGTTTGGACAATTATGTCCCCAGGTTCGTCTGATGTTGACACTTTGACAGGTGACGCAGGGGGAGCGATCAGTCCAGCAGCAGGAAATATTACACTTGCAGGAGGAACAAACATCGCTACTTCTGGAGCTGGATCAACGATTACGTTCAATCTAGATGCTGCGATCACATTAGCGACCAGTATTACAAGTCCAATCTACACAGCAGCAGCAGGATTGGCCATCAACGCAGCAGCTGGTCAAAATATCACAATGAAAATGGGTGATGCAGCAGGGGCCAATAAAATTAGTTTTGTAGACTCTGCTAGCGTTGAAGTTGCCTCAATTGACTCGAATGGTGCTTTTACTATGGGAGCATTCACTTTCACAGGTCTACTGACAGCCCAGGCTTCCGCAGTCATTGACACAGCAGGAACAGCTCTAGATTTGGGTACTGACAACTCTGGAGACGCAGTAAACATTGCAACTGGTAACGTTGCAAGAGCGGTTAGTATTGCAACGTCAGCAGCAGCCCATACTATAAATATTGGTTCATCTTCAGCAGGTGCAATTGCAATTGCTAGTGGTGCAGCTTCAAGTTTTGCAGTAAGCGGTGCTGGAATCGATCTAACGCTATCTTCAGCAGCTGGAAGAGTAATCTTAAATGGTGAAGAGGCAGCAGCTAATGCGATCACTTTAGTATCGGCAGCTGGAGGTATCGATGTTGATGCAGCGTTGCAAATCAATATTGCTAGTTCTCAGAACGCTGTGGATGCGATTAGAATCGTAGCTTCTGCAGGAGGTATTGATATCGACGCTGTAGGT